GCTACCGACTAATTGAATTTGCTTTGCCCATTTAGGTGAAACATAGTCAGCATGATAGTGTGTAGCACCTTCAGTGATGCCTCTCATTTTTTCTGTGTGTACAATTTTATATGCAACAATTTGTGCAATACGCCAAGCATCATTATCTCTAATAGTATCTGCTTTGCCGTCACAGTACCAACTGAACTGACAACGATTTCTAATTGGATGATAGATTCGTTCTTCTTCAGATAAGTCTGCGTGTTGTTTTGTTTTCCAACTTTCTTTAATTGGTCCTTCTTGCACAACTTCGCAAATTGTGTTTGGATAACGTGTATCCTGTACCCTGTTCAGTACAACATCAGCGACAGCATATTGTCCCGCTAATGGCTCTGACTTGGCTTCGAAGTAAACATTCTGTGCCAAGCAATAGAGTTGTGGTTGATTATATTGTGTATATAATTCGTCGATTTTTGGATTTTGAAATGTACCTGCGCTCGCAAATGCTGAACTAGCAGTAAGTACAATGGCCGTCCATGTTGATAAAATTTTCATTTTGTGCCTCATCATTTATTTAATTCAAGTTACATACCATATTATGTATGTGCTTTAGTTCCTACGCATCTGTGCGATCTCTGTCGCTTGTTTTGATCCAGTCTTGTCGTCTTCGTCTGCAAAGACAGGAACAAGGTTTGATTTATGCATCATTGCAATACCTACAAGTTTACGTTCACCTGTGTATTGCATAGATTCTTTCTTAGTCGCAGGAGCAAAACTTTCCTTAGAAGATAAACTAGGAACTTGTTCTGTCTTGCGAACTGCTGGACCTTCGTAAGTCCAAGGCTTAGATTTAGTAGTTGTTTTGGGTTTGTAGTTACCACTGGCATAATCACAGTATTCTTGGAATGTCATAAGATTATTATGGCAACCTAACTGCTTCATATGTTTGTTGTGTTCTTTGTGTTGTTTTTGCAAACGTTCTAGTCTGCTTCGTGTCATCTTAGAAGCCTTACGCTTCTTAGTATTGAGTGTGGTCATGCCACGTACTAAACTCATTGTCATATCTGCGCCTATCTGTTGCCTTATTACTAGTATAATATAGCACGGGTAGGCGCAAATGTCAATCTATTTTGGTAAAAGATTACGCAAGAACTCTTCTTTTCATAATCTTATATGTAGATTCTGGTCTACCTACTGAATCGTGTGAGTTAGTGTCTACTACTCTTACGTCGAAACCTGCGTCTCTTAATTCAGTTAATCTTGCACCTGGTGACATAATTGATAAGTCATCAGTTAGATCTCCTGTTGTAAACGACTTACCGTTACCCCAGTAGTTTGCTAAGATTTGTTGGTTTTGAGTTCCTTCGTTAAAGAACTTAGTACCTTTTGCTGTATTTGACATAATGTTACTCCTTATTATTTTTATTATTTTAGTTAACATATTAACAGTATAATAACATAATAAAGCGCAGACGTCAACCTTTTTTGGTAAAAAGTCTATTTTCCGCGTATTTTAGCGGTTTATTTACTCATTAGTGCTACAGCCGCATCGTATTCATCACGGGTTACAACACCTTCACGTAGCAATTTCTCTCTGTTTGCCATGTGTTTCATTTCAATTTCGTCTTTAGATCCACCAAAGTATGCTACAGCATGTCCCTCTTCAATAAGAATATCAGTGCATCTCTTTTCGTCAACAATGAAGTCTCCAAGGATTCTTCCGAATTTTCCTTTTTTGTCTTCTCCGCTTCTGTCAATTTCTGTTTTGAGATGCTGTATTGATCCAATTGGTAATAGTTCTTTGAGTCTATCTTTTGATGCAAGTCCAAAGGTCTTCTCCACTTTATCTCTTGTTCTTGATTCTGGAGTATCTATGCCCATCATTCGAACACGTTCTTTGTGCATCCATATACCAAAGCCTAGATCGATATCTATATCGACTGTGTCTCCGTCTACTACTCTTAATATTTTACATTTATATTCGTACATTGTTTTCCCTCACTTTATATATTTTTTTAATAACAAATAAATTGTATAACAAACAAACAAATATGCTGTTGCTATACCTACGTCTACTAAATGTTCTCGCATATGATATATAAATTCTATACCTGCTTGAACATCACCTTCAGTTACTTTGCCTTCCATCTAATATCTCCCTCATTACATTAGTTGCTGTGTTAGTGAAGTACCTTGGTGCTACACTGTGTATTATTAAAGCAGGCACCAACAGTTGTAATTTAACTGCTGTCTTGAGTGCCGTCTTCATGTGTTGTATTGGTGTTTCGTTGACTTTTGCTAGGTGTAATTTACATTGTTTACTGAGCATTGTCGCCAACCATGTCGAACAAAGCAGGTCCAAAACTGCTTGCCGCCCATCCTAATGCTACAATAGTTACGACACCATAAATTAACCATTTAATTTTAAAGTCATCAACTACCATTTTTAATGCTACTAATTCATTACCTAAGATACGAACTGCAACTTCCATTTTACCTGTGTTATCTTCTTTGTCCGGCATATACTTCTCCTATTTTAATTCGCTACTTTCAGGCATACAATCTAATTGTACCTTGTAGTATTCATTTGTTAAATGACGTGACCATGAACCTGGATTAATTATATTTTCACATTGTTCCTGTGTCATGGGAGTATTGTATACATATTGGTTGCCAATGTATAGCCATTCGTCTGAGGCTGTTTTGCCCCACATACTTAATACTAATATAAACATTTCCATTTGTTATTTTCCTTGTCCTTTGTATTTCTTGTAAGAACGCTTCTTACTTTTATTCATTGAACTAAACTTTGTTCTACTGTGATTTCTTCCTATGCTTGTTTTTTTTGGGTGTGTTTCATGTGGTTCATAATACTTGTGTAATTTCATAACCCTCCTTGGTTATATACGTATTTATTAATTTTTGCCATAAAAAAAGGCCGCACTAGGCGACCCTTTTTATAAAGTTTAAACTAAATTAGAACGAGAACGATGCTACTAGTTTAATGTCTGAACGCTCACCTGCTTCTAGGTCATAGTTCATTGAGCCTTCTAAAGACCATGCATCACTTAAAGCATAATCTGCTTCTAGTTCTAGCACTGGCATATGATCTAACTCATCTGTAAAGTTTGTATCTGTTACATCTTCCCAAAGGTTAAATGTAGTACCTACTGAAAGGTCAAGAGCAGATGTTGCCGCATATGTAAACTCTGGATTGATTGTCAAAACGTTAGTTTCTGCATCTACCATGTGAGTCATTTTTACTTCAGTATCTAAACTTAATCTTGGAGCAATTTCAGTTGCTTCTGCTGTTGCTGTTGTGGCCAATGTCGCTGATGAAAGCGCCATAAGGACCGCTGTGGCGATTGTTGTAATTCGCATATCTTCTTCCTTAAATTTTAAAAAATTAAAGAGTGCTATCCCGGTTAGTATGCACTCCATATATTACTTATCAAAAGACTAGCAAACCTATGCTAATCCGGTTTTTCAATAAGAAAGGATGTTGTATTTCTACAACACCCTTCCTAATCGTTCTGTTGCTAGGTGATCAACCCCGGTGACCTAAATTAGGCCGCCATTGCCATTTCTGGCGCATAATTGTCGTTTGCAATTATAAAGTTTGACCAATAACGCAGTCATCCGGTAAACTCCACTTCACTACAACACCAGTCGATCCTAGTTCGACCCCATCATAAGCACACTCAGTAAATGTGTTTATGGTGGAGTCGTCGGGTACTGCCCCCGAGTCCTGTATGCGTTCACGTTGCTTCAACGTCTACACATTATTTATACAGTCAAAAGGTATTCTTGTCAACCTTTTTTTATACTAAATACCTCCAATTATGTTACAACATAAACATTTGATAGTTAGAGCAGAAGTAAGTAACCCTCCAAGGTACGAGCAAACAATTATCGATTGGTCATCTAATCTAATTCGAGACATTGGTATGAAAATAATGATGGGACCGTTTGCCAAGTATTGTGAAATGGAAGGCAACCGTGGCTTGACTTGTGTTACTATTATTGAAACTAGTCATGTTGCAATACATGTATGGGACGAAGGTGCCCCTTGTCTAGTACAACTTGATGTATACACTTGTGGTGATTTAGATAAGCAATTGATATTTGATGCTTTAGAGAAGTTTGATCCTGTCAAGATCGATTACAAGTATCTTGATAGAGAAAAAGAGTTTATTGAACTTTAGAAACTGGCGTTGTTACTTCTGAATATTTTATAGCAAACATTGTGCCTGCCTTATGATCGTCTACATCTACATAGATATCACAACGACAATATATATCCCCTGGTAAACTTTGACTATTGCTTCTAATGTACTCTAATTGAAATCCATCTTGATTGCATTGCTTCCACAAGTCTTGTCCTAGTTCACGCATAACCCACATGTCTTCCATGCTCTTATGTGCGTGGGACCATTTGTATTCACACTGCCCAATTAAAAAACGCATACATTATTTATATGCGTATTAAGAACTATCCGCCTGGAGTAAATTTTTTAGATACAAACCAATTCTTTTGGTCGTGTATTCTTCCTAGGAGGTTTTGTATTTCTTTCATCTCCGCTTTTAATTGAGGAGACGTTTCGCCTTCAGCAATGGCTAAACCTCTTCGGCCTGCTTTTGCTCTTAACGCTTGTTCGATTACTTCTATGTCTCTGACAGAGAGACTAAATTTTGTATTTGGTTTTACCAAAGCCCTAAAGCCTTTCCATTTCCTGCAATGATCATAATACATGTTACAACATGCAAAACAATCCAAAAGGTGCGAAAAGCCAGAGCCTTCTTTACATCTGTTTGTGTAATTGGAAGGAACTCTGGCTTATCGTTATCGTCAATGCCTATCGGCATGCCAACAGTCCTAGCCCATAATTTAAGCCAGCGCCGTTGTCCGCTCATTACATTGAGTTCTTTTTATCTTGAATTTCTGCTCTACGTGCCTTAGTAAGTTTACCAAGATCGCCTAGTGCTTTTCTTGCTCTTGTTGCCGCGGCTTTCACACCTTTTTCATCAAAAGTCGATGCTTCTGTTAGGTAATTGTTGAACGCTTGTACAATCTGTTCGTGGTTTGTCATAGTTTTCTCCTATTTAAATGTTTATTATATATTACTTTCTAGCAGTTGTCAACCGATTATTGCAGAGCAATGCCAGTAGTCTTTTCGATATACTGTGTGGCAATGCCTTTTTCAGTTTTTGCTAGGCATGCAACTGATGAAGTTGCAAGGCTAAATTTACCATCTGGTGCTACACTAAACATGAATGGTGCTAGACCTAATCCTTGTTGTTGTGCAATGATTACCATTGGCTTGTTAAGTACAAAAGCCTTGTCAGACTCTGAATCGAGTCTTGCAACAAGTTCTTCTCCACTGCTGAGTTTAAAAGATACGGTATCTCCTACCTTATAAGGTGCTTCAATTAACATATATTATCCGTGTCCTGTTCCGTTGTAGTTTGTATCTTCGATATATTTTACAAACTGTTCGTATCCGCCAATTGATTTGCCGTATACTTTGATTTGAGGAAATGTTTTTGCATCTGGAAAGTTTTCAAAAACTTCTTCTCTACTAAAATCTTGTCCGAGTGTTTTATATTTAAAATCAAACGATCTTGATTCACATAATGCTTTTGCTTTCATGCAAGAAGGGCAAGCAGGCTTACCCCAGATTTCTATAGTCATAAACTAAATCCTTTAAGTGCATCCTTATCAACATCCTGTTTAATTCCACCGATGATGTATGATTCAACTTCAGTCTCCTGAGGTGCAACTTGCAATCCAGATGAACTTAGCCAGTGTTGTGTCCAAGGTAGCGGGTTAGTGTTTACTGGTGCATCAAATATTGCATTCATGCCCAGTGCCTTTAGTCGACGGTTTGCAATGTATTCTACATACTGATGTAGTAGTGTGGTATTTAAACCAATCATACTTCCGTCTTTGAACAAGTATTCAGCCCAGTCTTTTTCTTCCTCAACGCATTCTCGCCATAAGTCATATACTTCTTCTTGGCACTCTTTTGCAACCTTAGCCATTTCTGGATCGTCTTTGCCTTGTGCCCACAGTTTTAAAATGTGAGTACTAAGTGCCAAATGTTGTGCTTCATCTCTAGCAATAAGTGAAATAATCTTTGCACTACCTTCCATTAGTTTTAGTTCTCCAAAACCAAATGTACAAGCAAACGAAACATAAAAACGTAAACCTTCTAAGATGTTTACAGTTTGCATTGCCATATAAAGTTTTTTCTTAACTTCATACATGTTACCTTCGCCACGATGTTGAAACGCATCTACTGCTTCATTAAATGCATCGTAATGTTTAGTAACACTCGTTGCTCTTGCAATAATTTTTTCATCATCTAAGATAGTATCAAACACTTCTGCTGGATCAGCATATACATTTTTCATAATATGTGTATACGAACGTGAGTGAATTGTTTCGAAAAAGTCCCAAGTAACAATACAACCTTCTAGTTCAGGCAATGATACATGTGGCAAAAATGCCAAACATGGTCCACGTCCTTGTACACTATCAAGTAATGTTTGATACTTTAGGTTAGCAGTAAAAATATGTTTCTGCTCTGGACGAAATTGTGCAAAGTCTGCTCTATCTTTTTGTAGACTTACTTCTTCAGGTCTCCAAAAATAACCCAACATTGTTTGATTAAGTTTATCGAACACAGGGAATTTGAATACATCATACCTCTGCGTATTTTGATCTGCACCAAAGAACATGTTCTGTTTGGTGAAGTCTACTTTTTCTTTGTTAAAGACCGTCTTTGCCATTTGTTTTCCTCTTTTACTTCTTCTATATTACTATACACTCTGTATGTGTTCATGTCAACCTAAATTGCACATGCCTCACAATATTCTTCATACTCGTCGTCAGTACCGTTAAACTCAGTACGTTCAACTGGAGATTCTTTTACGTTGTCGTGCCATCCAACATTGTGTGCTGGCTCGTCAATTAATTCACTAGGGTCAGTTTTATAATCATAAGTGTTTTGATAATAACTTGTCTTCCACCCTAACTTGTACGTATTTAACAAATCTTGAATCATCTGACTCATAGGAACTTCATTATTTTCAAAGTGTGTTGGATTATATGACCAATTTCCGCTGATTGCTTGATCAAAGAACTTTTGCATCACTGCTACAGTCTTAATATAGCCTTCGTTACTAGGCATATCCCATAATAGTGTGTAATGTTGCTTTAATGTAGAATACTGCGGAACAATCTGCTTAAGAGGCCCTTTTTTGCTTTTCTTAACGGACAAGTATCCTCTAGGAGGTTCGATTCCATTGGTTGCGTTCGACACAACGGAACTACTCTCCGAAGGCATTTGTGCGGACAATGTGCTGTGCCTAAGGCCGTGGGTTCGTATGTCATTGCGTAAAGTAGACCAATCATATTTTAATTTTACCTTAACTACGTCATCAACTTCTTTCTTGTATGTATCAATAGGAAGTATGCCGTCACTGTATTTAGTGCGGTTAAAATACTCACATGCACCGCGTTCTTTTGCAAGATCATTACTTGCTTTCAACAAATAGTATTGGAATGCTTCTGTAAGTTCGTGTACAAGTTTCCATGCTTTAGGATCGTCATACTTTACCTTATTCTTTGCAAGGTAGTGTGCAAGTCCAATGTATCCTACACCTAATGAGCGTCTTGCTTTTGTACTAATCTCTGCCGCCTTAATAGGATAACGTTGATAGTCAATAATTTCTTCTAATGCTCTTACAGCCAAATCACATAATTCTTCTAAGTCTTCAAGATCTTTGATCACTCCAATATTAATTGCACTTAAAATACACAATGCAATTTCACCTTCTTCATCATCAATATGATTTAATGGCTTAGTTGGTAACGTAATTTCTTGACATAAGTTACTCATATATACTTTGTCTTTAAATGAACTGTGCGTATTACAATGATCAACATTCATAATATAAATGCGTCCTGTTTCTGCACGTTCTTTAATTAGTGCTGAGAATAATTCCATTGCAGGAATCTTTTTCTTCTTGATGCTAGTCTTACGTTCATATGATTCGTAAAGTTCTTTAAACTTATCAGCGTCATCAAAGTATGCTTCATACAAGCCTGGCACATCGTGTGGCGAGAACAAAGTTATGTCTTGTCCGGCTAATAGTCTTTCATACATTGTTTTATTAAGTTGAATTGAATAATCTAATTTACGTACACGATTGTCTTCTGTACCTTTATTGTTCTTCAGTACAAGGATGTCTTCAATCTCTTGATGCCAAAACGGGAAGTGTGTAGTTGCACTACCGCCACGTACACCATTCTGTGTACAACATCTTACCGTTGCTTCAAACTTTTTAAGGAATGGAATGATACCTGTGTGTGCTACTTCTCCGCCTCTGATTTTTGCATTGACGCCTCTAATTCTTCCTGCGTTGATTCCGATGCCTGCCCTTTGCGCCGTATAGCGTCCAATAGACATATCGCTGGCAAAGATGCTATCAAGGGTATCGTCAGAGTCAACAAGAACGCAACTTGCAAACTGCCTGACAGGGGTCCTGACGCCTGCCATGACTGGCGTTGGGATATTGATTTTAAATAATGAAGTCGCGTCATAGTATCTCCTTACATAATACATTCTATCTTCTTTAGGATATTGTGCAAATAACGTTGCCGCAATCATCATATACATAAACTGAGGAGTCTCAAAAATTTCACCTGATGAACGATCCTGAACAAGATACTTGTCTGATACTTGACGCAGACCTGCATAGGTAAAGTTCTCATCACGCTTGTGTTTAATATAAGAATCTAATGAAGCAATTTCTTCGTCAGTATAACTTTTAAGTATTGATGAATCATAAACACCACGTTCAATATTTTTTTCAATCATTTCTTTAAACGGAATATTTTCATAACGACCAAAAACTTGTTTGTTGATACCATAGGATAATAAACGTGCCGCGGCATACTGATAATTAGGTGCTTCTAATGAAATTAAATCATTAGCACTTCTAATTAATATTTCTTGTATTTCGCTTGTACTCATACCATCGTAAAATTGTAAGTTTGCATTCATTTCAATTTGACTTGCACTTACTCCTGCTAACTCTGCACTTGCTTCTTGTACTACAAAGTGTATCTTATCAATGTTTAGTGGTTCTTTTTTACCTGTTCTTTTTACGATCATGGTACCGTTTGTCATCTGTCTCTCTCCGTTCTTTTATCTTTTTTCGTTTCGTGTGGTATTTAGTTTAGGGGCGGCATGTGATGAATCTCTTGCGGTTCTAAATCTTTTAGTGCTTGATCTACATGTACATGCGTTGAATTATCAAATCCTAACACCCTATCACCTACCACTAGAAAATAGTAATGTTCTGACTTTTTGTTGTTTATACCAATATGTATCTCGAATCTTTCCCTCGAAAAACGGTCAGTTAACTGTAAAGAATAGCACATCCCTAGTACACGACAGAAGTCGCAATACATATTTTCGTTAACTAACTCCCAAGGGCCAGGCCAAGTACTTGGCGTATACGGATCTGTTTGAATACTCACCGTAGGTATTTTGTTGTAATAATTAATTACATCTTGCAAAGGATCTTTAGAGTCTTCTAAAGTATCTCTAAACGCTGACCATTCAGAGAGCCTTTGCTCATAATTTAAATCATTCATTTATTACCGTTTTGATCTCACGTGGAATTTGAAAGTTCCAGCGTCGGTTGCTGTTGAGTTACTCACATTAATTTCAACTGTATCTTTAGTTGCGTCTGCATTTTCGTCAACTAAATTTGCAGTTAATTCAAAGTTTGTAACAAGACCTGAAGAACCAGTAAATGAATACTCGTCCTTTACGATTATATTATCATTGTCATAATCCACAGTAACATGAAGTATACCATTGCGATGTGCTTGGTATGCTGTACTATGATAAACATAATCAATTTCGTAATTTGTATTTGCGTCACCTGGTAGTCTAAAATATCTATTTGGACTAGGTTGGAACACAACTTCTAATGCACTTGTTCCGTTCATATCAAATTGACAACTACCTTCAATGACTGGTGTAAACTTTTGGTTTACAATATATTGTTGCTCGAACGACAATGCTTCAAATCGTTTGAAGAAGTCTCCGGAACTAGTGTTCCCAGTCTTATCAAATTTCATTACTGCATGAGCACTACTTGCTTCAGTGCCATTGTTGTTACCAACACTATTAAAAGTGTTACCAACACTAGAAGTATTTGTACCTTCCTTAACCCAAACAGCGTTCTTTGCAATTTCGTCAAATGTACTGTTTTGAATTTTTGTTCCTGTTGGTCCTGCTTCTTGACCTAGTTGTCCTAATGTAATATTTTCACCTAGCACAACGCCATAACCTAGTGTGTCAAATGTGCTACTCTTAATAAGAGTATCGTTAATGTTAAAGTCACTATATATTCCGTAAGTCCAACCTTTCATAATAATATCAACAAAGGTATTATTATTACTCATTACTGCCGCACTGTCGCCTATTAGGCTAAATGCTTTTTGTGTAGCAATTAATGAATCGCCTGAATTCCAATTGCCTACAACTTTTAAATTACTAAAATGACTATTTCTAACACTGTGCATATCAAACATAACGCCTGCTACACTTTGATTAATTGTCATTCCTGATATAGTAATATCTTTTGCTTGGTTAATAAAACTATTGGTAGAAATTGCGGCATATGATCCAGGTGTACTTTCACCATTTACAAATGTAAATCCTTCTGCGGCACTAGTATTAATAATTGTTTTATCTACTCCTGCACCTATAATAGTTGCATAAGGAGGAAGTTTAATTGTAGCAGAAAGTAGGTATGTACCAGGAGAAAGCACTAACTTAACTCTGCTTGATGGATTAGTTTTGTTTGTATTAATAAACAGTTGGTCGATTGCTCTTTGTAATGCTACAGTATCATCTGTGGTGCCATCACCTTTCATTCCAAAGTCTGCACCGAATACGTTTTCATCTAATTTTGATTGTAAACTTCTTTGTATTGGTTGTGTTGAACTTGGGCCAGTTGTTAACCCACTATCATTTCTGTAAGTATACTGCCCTGCAAGTTGAAAAATGCTATCATGTTCTGTAAGAATCTTAGTATTGCCTACAGCAGGAGCACCTTCGCTCACACTGCCGTTACCTACATAAAACTCTTGACTGTCAATTGCCCATCCAAGTTCTCCAGAAGCAAGTTGTGGTAAGTTATCCACACCTTTTTTACCTCTTCTAACTTGTATACGACTTATTTGTACTACTGCCATATTCGTCTCCTATTACACATATTTATCCGTGTTTCTCATAATATGCATAAACCCTATTCCACCATTCTTTTTCCCATTCTTTAAACTCGTGCGGCCATAGGTCAAATTGTTGATATTCACCCGCTCTGCTACACATAAAAATGTGTCCTTCGCGTATATTAGTTTCATAAATTTCATTGTGAGCAATAGCATATGCTGTCAACTGTAAAAAATAATCCTGAACCCATTCAAGTTTTTTAGGCTTGTTAGTTTGCTTGAAGTCCATAATGCAAGGTTGTCCTTTGTATTGTCCAACAAGGTCTGTAGTTCCTGCATACATCTGAGGAACATATAAAGCAACTTCGCTACCCCAAATTTCATCCACATCTGAAAGTGCATTTTCTTTTACTTGTGTCGCCATCATATGTGCTTGTTTTGCATAAGGATTACTACCTGGTTCAGCCCACGTACCAAACTCAACATAGTCTTCAAGATACTTGTGCATACGTGTACCAACACCTGATGCTTCAGTAACAATCTCTTTTGCTTTTTGTTCGCCCACACGCTTCTTCCAAGCAATAAGATGTGTCTTATCCTTAGTGGCATCTAAGATTGTTGTAACGCTTGCTACAGCACCTCCGTCAGGAGTTAGATACTTACGCTTACCATCTACACTTTTTCTTTGAATTGTTTGGTAATCAAACTTATTTGTTATTAGTGTCATCAACCTCGTCCCAATCGTGTTGCATAGCAAATGGATCGCTATAAAAAGGATCCACTGTACTAAATGGGTCGTCTTGTGCTTCGACCGTATGTACTTCTGGAACGTAGTGTTTAATCATATTTTCAACACCCATTTTGAGTGTTATGGTACTGCCTGAACATCCCGAGCAAGCGCCGCCTAGTTCTAATAACAAGTTACCTTCTTTGTAGTCGACAAATTCTATATTGCCGCCGTGTTGGGCAACGCCGGGCTTAACATGTGATTCTATTAACTCTTTGATTTGCTTGATGATTTCCTCATCAGTTCTTGTTGTCATAAAGTATGCTCCTAATTTAAGTTAATTATACTAGAAGTATTGTCTATTGTCAACCTAAATCTGTGGCTCTTTTGGCCATTGAAGAAACTGTTTGATCTGCTTTTGGCTCTTTAGCATCTTGCGGGATATCGTCCATTTCACTGCTTTTAAAAGTAAGTTTCTCTTTATCAAAGTTTTTAATCATTGCTTTGATTATTGGATCACCATTGTATGCTTGAAGAAATACATCATAACTGAATTGAGATTTGCCAACGTTTTGCATTAGTTGGTCTAATTGATCAAATTTAAATGTTTTTTGGTCTTTGTTACTGAGGACGGTTAAGACCTTCTTCAACACTTCCGTGTCGACGTTCTCAGTTACGACTTTTTTCCGGCTAGTAACGTTCCAATCTTGCGTGAGCGTTGTATGCTCTCTCTTGTTTCACGTCCTGCTTCTTCTTCGCCGCCTGCGGCCGCCGCATCTGCACCAAAGTCATCTGTTGCTTCACCTGTTTCTGGATCTACTGCTGGTGCTTCTGCATCTGCATCAACTGTTGGCTCCATTGCTGGATCTTCTGCTGGCTCTTCAGCACCCATTGTATCCACGGCTTCACCTTCGCCTGTTACAATGCCTACACCATTTGTTAGTGCTTCACGTGTTGATT